TATCTAACTTCTGCTGTGTTACCATTTTGACCAATTAAAACATCAATAAAGTTTGATGTTGTTGTTTCATAGTTTACAAGCCCTGCTGTAGATCCAGCCAAGATTAGTGATCCACCGTAGCCAAGATAGGTGATGGCATACATAAAATTGGTTCCATTTGTCAACCCCGTAATTGCATTTCCATTTGACAAGAAGAAACCAAATGTTCCACCCTCTGCAGTAGCACCACTCAAAAGACAAGAAGTGACTCCACCAAGATTATTCAAATCATTAACCAAATCGGATGGATTTGTATAAACCAAATAAGAATCTGACGTGGTTCCCTTTGCAGGGGTTGCCAGAGCCGTCCTTGAGTAGATTAGCCAACCGAACAACCCACCTGGATCAGTGCTAGCAGCACCGCTTACACCAGCAAATGTTGGTGGAACATATGTAGACCCCGCTAGCATGGCAGCATAAAGGGGGCTGACATTAGTTTCTTTGTTAAAATAGTTTGGTGAAATAAATGAATTTAATGATGGGTTTGCCATTTTTGTACCTTAAAATTATTTATAATTTTTTAGGCTGGATACCAAACGGCACCGTTTGCTGTAAACCGATCATCATCTAAATCATCCGCATTTAGCATAAACAACGTGTTATCGTCTTCCGGCTTTTTGGCCTCCTCATAATTAAGTTTTGCACTCTCAATTAAATCAGAGTAATATTCCTGCCTACAAAGCCAAGAAAAGAACACCAAAGTCATTATCATATCATCGTGGTGCCCATCATCTGCTTTAAATGTATTTGATCTTGAAACGAAAGTCATCATTTCTTGTATGATTCTTTCGTCATTTACCAAAATTTTGTCTTGTTCAACTAAAGTTTTAAATATAGCACAACCTAATTTTTTAGTTTGTGCTGTTGTTCGTAATCCCATTTCACTCTTACCATTGGCAAATCCCTGTGAAAGTATTTGTCCTTTTCTTCCCATAATTTTGGTCATCAATAAATTTTCATAATCCAAATCATTATAAAGAATTGCAGAAATTTGGCTTCCAATATCGTTAGTCTCGACAAGAACATATGCATTATTATACATCTCACCAACTTTTTTAATAACATTTGGAAAGGCAAATGGACTTATTGTGTTATTTCTATATGATGCTACGACCTTATAAGGGGTTTCATTTCCACTTACAACGGTAAAAGCAGAATAATCTGATCCTTGTCCCCTAGCAACATCTGCCATTAAAAAGTAAATTTTATCTTTATTTGGTTTTTCATAAATTCTAAGACCGTCAGAATCCTCAGATAAAAATTCTTCAGCAGCCAATACATTTAATTTACTAGATGAAATGAGAGTATCAGATGAACCTAAAAAGTTGCAACCATATTCTTGTTCAAATTGATCTGCACTCGTATTGGCAATTTGTTCTGCTGCCCATGTATCGTCACGCAAATCCGGTTTGCCGGGGCTTATCGGGGTTTCTCTCCAACTTACCTCAACCGGCACAAATTTATTTTTTAATTTGTGATCATTGGATCGGTTTGCATCTACCCAAAGTTTATGGAAATGATTCATTCCATTTGGAGTCGATACAATAATAAGTTTTGTAGTTGTACCTGCAGAAATTGTGGGATAGGTAGATGTATAAAATTCTTCTGCAACGTGACTAGGCAAGAACGCATATTCGTCAAGTAGTAGGAGGTTGTAGGAGCCACCACGAATGGCCGTAGAGGAGGTGGCGTCACACATGACCCTAGACCCGTTTTCGAGCTTAAAGCTCGTCTTATTCCATTCTACGACCCCCTGCTGCAGAAAGTGAGGCAGGTTCTCATAGGCTAGTTGTAATTTAGAAAAAAGTTCTTCTTTGGCCGTCTTTAATCTGTTTGCTAAAATTGCAACATTGACGCTTTGGTTAAAAGTAACATAATGACAAATGTAACTTGTAACACAAGTTGATTTACCACACTGTCTAGGCCACTTAGAAATTACAAATCTATTTTTGTGTATTTCTCTTATAAATTTTTTCTGATAATTATAAAGTTTAAATGGAACTATACCTTTGTCTAGTGTTTTTACTTTTATGTATTTCTCACAAAAGTAAACAGGATCATTTGCACACTTTAGGTATTCTTCTAATTCTTCTTTGGTGTACTGTAATTCTACACCGGGAAGTTTTAAATGTGGATTATTTCTATAACCTTGATTATTGTTGTTTGCCATCCAAAACCTCGGCTTCAATCACATCTTTATCCGTACTTCTCTCTTTATTCAATAAATTTTGAAGATCCTTAGTGGAACCAACAAATACTGAGTTGTTTGTTTGTTTAACTTCTACTTTTGAAGTGGTTGTATCTTTTGCTTTTTTATGAACATCAAGAACATTATTATTTAAGTCGGCTATTGTTTTTAGTAAAATAGCAACAACCTCAAACGCTCTTGGGCTGTCGGATTCTGTTGCAACCCGCAATGCACTTTCTAAGGCAATATTACCAGAACCCAAAAGACCTTTAAGATTATTTTGAACTAATTCATAATCTTTTTGAAAGTTTTGGGAATCAAATGTACCACCATCATTTGGTTTTGTTGGTAGATTTGTGTTCGGTACGTTAAAAAAGGAGGCTAAATTTTTATTAATATTCATCATAAACCATCAATAATAATATTTCCAACATCTGTAATTCTTGTATAGGATCTTATTGGTCCATATATGTATGACTTGGCCATAAAAGAAAAAGAAGATATATTAATTCTTCTGTTCATAAAATCACCATCATACTTTTCACTTATGTTGTTATCTAACATAACAATTGGAATTTGTACATTTTCTTGAACATCATTCAATTCCATTTGGATAATATGATCGGGATTAAAATAAGGAATAATTTGTTCGGCAATCTGTAAAGTATCGTCAATGTGTCGAGTGTAGACAAATAAATTGAAAGAAACATTTACAGGTACTTGTTCTAAAATTTGATCCCCCGTAGCGGGACATTCACCACCAACTTGTGTGGCAGTGGTTATTGGTGTTAACTTATTTCTTCTTCTTGATTGATCAGCACGAACAGTTGACATTATATAACTTAATTTTGGTAACTGTGTTTCTATCCTGGTTCCATCTGTGATAGAAGATGGTTCTAACAACCTTCTAATAAATTTTTCTTGTGGAGCATAAGTTATAGGAACGCGAATTTTAATGGGAGAACTTGGGTTGTCTGGATTCGCATGGTCAACATAAATGCTATTAAACAATGATCCAAATCCAACAACCAATTTTCTTAAACTTTTATTATAAAAATAGTCGAACATGTTAACCTATTAATGGATCGGGTGGAAGCTCTTGAGTCTTTGTAAGGCTTTGTTCTATCTGGTTCAATTCATTTACCGCGTCTGCCATTATCGCTGCAGCATTTAATTGAGCGCCACCGGGTAATGGAACACCAGCAAACTTCATTAAATTTTGAGCCCACTGTTTCTTTAATAATGCAGTATAATATTTCTTAAATACTCTGTCATTCCAAACTCTTGCATATTGGTTTGGATCAATTTGAACGTATGCTTCAACTAGCAAATAATGACCCGGAATCATTTTTGCACTTTCAAGTTCTAAAAATAGTCTTTGTGTTGTTCTTGTAAAGGTAAATGAGCATGGATAATTGAAAACATCATTTACAAGTTTTAAGTAACTCATTGATTCCATGTAACTTGCCATGGGACCCGTAAATAGACCACCTTGATTGAAATATAAACCAAAGAAATCGAATAGTGTTAGTTGATACCGTAAATCAAACATGTAGTCACCAGATATATCTGACGGTCTATAAACTTTACTTACTGTTCTAATATCAGATGCTATTGGCCACATCCCGGTAGACCCATCAGCAAAAGTAAATCCCTTTGCACCAACAGCATCACCAAATAAACTCGTATCAAGATATCCCTTGGTGATATCTGTGTCTTTTAGTTGATATAAAAACCAAGCCCTTTCATTAAAATCGAAGTGGCGTTCAAACATATATTCAAGAGCTTCATTTAATCTGTCTTCTGCCTGCTCCGTATCAATGTTAACTTGAATAACAGGTGCCCCGAGGGATCTGAAGCAATAATCAATAAATTGTTGCTTTGTGGTTGGTTGCATAAAATTATTTATGAATTTCCTAGCACATTAGAAACTTTTTCAAAAAGTTTTTGTTTTTCTGGATCCACTGAAACTGTTAATTGAATTAACTTTAGTTTGTTTGAATCCATTTGTTCTATTTGTTGTTTTCTTTTTAAACTTTCACCGGGCCCATTCATATCATAGTTATTAAAACCCGGCATTTTTAATGGACAATTTAAAAATGGATAATCTAATTTTGAATATTCACCATCGTTTTTAACCAACCAAGTATGGGAATGATCACCACAATTACAACCACCACAATAGTAAAAATCAGATTTTTCACTTTTTTTGAGTAGTTCGCATGCTGGTATTTCATCAATACCAAAACAAGAAACATATCTTAATTTTTTTGTGTTTAAATCTGTTTTACTATTGGAAAAGCCTCTAGAGGCTATTGCCATTGCAAACGACATTATTTGACTGAACATTTTTACGGACTTTCATATAACACGATCATTCCTGCTGGATATACAGATCTGTTTAAAAAGTCTTTGTATTCATCAGGAACATTTGCTCTAACAATTATAAATCCCGGACTTCCAGTTACAACCTCACAGTTGTCATAGGGCATGTCTAAGAGAGTTATTAACAAATATTTTATAGATTCTAAACTTCCCTTTTTATGAAAATAATTTTTGTGAGAGTTTATCGCAAATTTTCTTATATTAGGAAGAACATTAACTAGCGGGGCACTAGAGAAGTCTTCAGAGGGGAAATATAAATCCGCTATCCCTAACAAAAGTTTATCAGGGATTTGTTGTGGATCTCTTATTGTTTCCCACGGAACTGCAGCACCATAACCTCGGTTAACATCAAATAACCAACGCTGATAACTTTTTATGATTTCAACAATCAATACATTTGAAGGGTCGTCTTCTGATTTTTTTATAATCCATTTTGGAAAAAGAGATTTAACAGTTAATTTATCACCCAACCACCGAGATCCAGAGACGTTAAAAAACTCAGATCCCAAAGCCTGTTGGGCTAAAGAAACCATTATTTGTATTTTTCTTTTTAAAGTTACTGGAATTTTATTGAATAGTAAAATCATAGTGAATAAATTACATTTACGCCTGCTACTGCTTTAGTTCCCAAGTAAGTCATCAAGTCATTTTGACCCGCAATTCCCAATCCATCTACATACACTTTAACTTGACAAGGAATTGATCCATTTGCCACAGTAATTTTTGTTGCATCGTCAGTTCCACTGATACCAGATTGTAAAATAGCATTTTCATAATCTTCTAATGTTACGCAACGATTTTCAGATGCAATTAAAAACTGAACTTTGGCTTTTGCAGTGTCAACACTTAGATTATCATATCCACCAGATGGCAGAGAACTTGTTAAGAATGTTACATTGGATGGTGCCGTAATCTGTGCACTGTTTCCTAGAGAACCATTACTGACAATTGCTCTTACGTATAAAGTATCGCTAGAAGAAATGGGTAGCGACTCTGGTAAATTGGCTGTTACCAAATATCCATTTACCGTGTTCAACACGCTAAAATAATTTCCTAAGCCATTTATAAAACTTGTTTTATCAACTCTTGTCCATTTAGTTTCTGTACCGCTAATATCTACTGAGAACAACTGAACCGTTTCTGGATCAACAGTCAAAGGAATTACCATGGATTGACTATTGAAATCCCAATTGGTATATTGGGCTACCTGTGATCCAGAGTACAATTTTAAGGTTGTTGTTGTGTTGGCAGTTATGCCTTCGGTATTAAAGAAAAATAAATTACTTCCATCTATTCCCACTGCATTAAATGGTGTATATGCACTTAAAGTATTACCTGAAATAGTTACACTTCTTGTAACGTTTGCAGATTTTGTCACTTCTAAAAGAACAGCATTATTTGACGCTATCCCTACTATAGATTGTAATAAATTTGCTGTACTCAAAAATGATTCATGATATCCAAATTGAGCATAAACACCATTATATGCAGCACCTGTTGCTAAAATATTACACATTAAATTTATAGCACTGCCTTCATTATCAAAGTCCAAAGAACTTAACTTTGGTTCCGATTTTAAAAATGACTTAAGAGATGACATGATATCTGCATAATTTAAAGAAGACACGTTTAATTTTTTAAAGTCCAAAGTCATACTAGTTCTACCTCTATTCTACAAGTTGTGGAGTTTTCCGTATTGTTGTATCTTACGCTAAAAGTAACATCTAGATAAATGTTTGTATCTGTATAACTCACAACCTTTACCTTTGTTTTTTTCAATGATTTAATTCCCAAATTTAATGCTGCTTCTAGGCTTTGCTCTAAGACTCCTCTTCCACTTATTGGGTTGAAGATAAAATCATAATAGTTTACTCCCAAATTTATTTGGGAGGGTATTTCGTTCTTTTGAGTTCGGCAGATATTTTCAATTTTTTGAACATAAGAATTAATATCTGTAACAAAGGAAATATCCTTTTTGTTGTTCAAAGAATCTATTTTCAGTCCTAGAATATTAAAATCTTTGTTATACATTCCTAATATTTAGGAGATATAGAACATATTATGGCGAAGGTGGATTTGGTTTCTTATATTCAATTGGACGCAAATCCGAAAGAACAAGTTGGGTTTCATGTACTCCAGAATTTTGAATGGTGTGTTTAACAGACAAAACATAATAAAATTTACTCAAAATGGATGGATATATTTCTGTTGAATATGATGCCATATTATCAACTTTCAATTCAACAACTTCCCCTGGAGTTACAGAAAAATCTCCCGGAACTAAAATTGTAACTCTTTCACTATTTTCTACACAATCAATAAATTCAGCTCTTTGTGGTGGTACAATTGCAGGCGTATTCCAGAAAGTAGCCACATTAAGTCTGAGTTTTAAGTAGTCTAGGAATTGTGGACCAATATCTGGGCAAGTGCAACTAAACGATGCCATTGGCGATCCCCAAAGACATCCCATCCATGCTGTACCAAGATCATATGCGGTAGAACCAATTTTTAAACATTCTTGAGATGTTATGCCCATTAGAAGATCATAAAAAGCAAATGCTGTGTTTCCAGTTGATCCAAAAATCGCATCCGGAGCAATCCAAAAAGATGCACCACCTGAAACTCCAAGAGACTTTGCTACTTCTTTTATCTGAGGAAAACGACCCAAACAATCCTCAATGGTATAAGGTGCGTGTGTAAACCCTCTGGTTATTTGAGCATTT